ATTTGAAATAAATTTTGGCTCACCTTCATTTAGTATATCCTCAGGTAACTCAGATGCAAATGGATATGGAAACTTTGAATACGCAGTCCCTAGTGGATTTTATGCAATTAACTCAAAAAACCTAGCGGAGTTTGGATAATGGCTTATACAACTATAGACGACCCAGCACAATACTTTAATACTGTACTATATACGGGTAATGGTTCAACTCAATCTATAACAGGTGTTGGATTTCAACCTGATTGGGTGTGGAATAAAAACAGAAGTAGTGCAAGAAATCATTATGCTACAGATTCTGTTAGAGGGGCGCAAAAAACTTTAAGACAAAATTCAACAGATGGAGAAAGCACACAAAGTGGTGGTGTAACAGCATTTAATAGTGATGGGTTTAGTGTAGGAAGTGATAATGTAGTAAATGAAAGTGGAGATAGTTTAGTAGCTTGGAATTGGCTTGCTGGTGGCTCTGCATCATCAAACTCTGATGGAAGCATAACAACTTCTGTATCTGTTAATACTACTGCTGGATTTAGTATTGTGTCTTATACAGGAACAGGAAGTTTAGCAACTGTAGGACATGGGTTAGGAGTTGCACCGAAAGTTATACTCTATAAAAATAGAACAAGTGACTCAACAGATTGGGGAATGTATCATACAGGACTAGCAAGTAATAATGCTTATATGTCAATTAATACAACTAATGCTCTATCAGGTTCAACTAATAGATTTAATAATACTGCACCAACTTCTAGTGTTTATACAATTAACACTCATGCAACTATAAACGAAAGCAGTTCTAATTTTATCGCTTACTGCTTCGCAGAAAAAAAGGGTTACTCAAAATTTAGTTCATACACAGGAAACGGAAATGCTGATGGGGTGTTTATTTATACAGGATTTCGCCCAGCTTGGATTTTAATAAAAAAAACAAGTGGCACTCAGGATTGGCAATTAATGGATACAAAAAGAGATTCATTTAATTTAGCATCAAGAAGAATAGAACCAAATAATAGTGATGCAGAAAATAATGATACATCTTATAATAATATGGATATATTATCCAACGGATTTAAATTTAGAGCAACAGGTGGGAATACAAATGATGATGGTGGAACATACATCTACATGGCTTTCGCAGAAGCCCCCTTCGTAAACTCTAATGGAGTGCCTTGCAATGCTAGATAAATTAACTTATAAGGAGACATAATGGCTTATATAGGAAAAACACCAACGGTCGGAAACTTTCAAGTCTGTGATGCGATATCAGTTGTAAACGGACAGGCGGCCTATACTTTACAAGTAGGAGGCTCAAACGTAGAGCCAGAATCAGCTAATCATATGCTGGTTAGTTTAAATGGTATCTTACAAAAACCAGGATCATCCTTTACAATCTCAGGTAGTACAATAACCTTTGCCTCGAATCTGGCGACGGGGGATGTTATCGACTTCGTTACTTTATTAGGTAACGTGCTCGACATCGGTCAGCCGTCTGACGATACAGTAAAAACTGCAAGTATACAATCTAACGCTGTTACAAGTGCTAAGATGTTTTCTGGTTTTGCAAATGGAATTACAGAAGCTGATATGTTTAGACTAACTGCCGACACAAATCAAAACACTGCAGGATTTGTAACCTCAAACTGGGAAAGAGTTGATACAGATGGGTTTGGAAAAATTGGAACAGGATTAACTGAGAGTTCTGGTGTATTTAGTTTTCCATCAACTGGTTTTTATTTAATAACAGGCTTTGCAAATATGGATGTTGATGGAAGTGATACTAATGCTGTATGGGAACTTTATACAACAGCAGATAATTCAAGTTACGATATAGCAGCATCTATGGGAACTGGTGAGGGTTCAGGTAATGGTATTAGAAGTCTCGCTACTATAATTTTTCAATTAGATGTGACTAATACTACAAATGTTAAATTTAAATGGGGTACAAGCGGTTTTGCATCATCAACACAATTAAGAGGTAATACTGCTCTTAATGAAACTTGTTTTAGTTGCATAAGATTAGGAGACACGTAAAATGGCTAGAGATTATTTACAAAATGCATTGCAAAAATTTAATGGCACTAATGGTGTTAATTGGTATGGTTGGAAAACGCATGATGACGATGGAAATAAAATTCCAAACAAAGATCGTATGCAATACAAGTATATCAAAATTATTAAAGATGGTGCAACTATGCCGAGTGAGTCTGATGTAAATGCAAAAATACAAGAAATAAAAGATGCTGAACAAGCAGTAATAGATAAAAAAGCATCTGGCAAACAAAAGTTAAAAGATCTTGGATTAGACGATGATGAGATAAAAGCATTGATGGGAGCATAACATGTCAATCAATGTATGCAATGACAGATCCATGGCATCCATTACCAGTCTCCCTTCAGGGGTCTCTGGTAGTAGCTTAGTATTGATATCTACAGTAACAGCTAGTAGTGATGCTACAGTAGAATTTACAAGCGGAATAGATTCTACCTACAAAGAATATATTATAAAATATATTAACGTGCATCCAGCAACGGATAATCAAGATTTTACTGTTAATTTTAGAGATGGTAGCACAGCTTATGATGCAACTAAAACAACAACTTTTTTTACTGCTCATCATGGAGAAGATGATAGTCCAGCAACTCTTCAATATGCATCGGGAAGTGATTTAGCTCAAGGTACAGGGGTTCAAAATTTAGCATACTCTGTAACAAATGACAACGATGGATCAGTATCTGGGACACTTAATTTATTTGACCCATCGTCTACAACTTTTGTAAAACATTTTATAGCAAATTCTCATGCGATGGTAGATGATGGCGGAATTCAAAATACTAATTTTTTTGTAGCTGGATACTGTAATACCACAACAGCGATTGATGGCGTACAATTTAAATTTGATTCTGGTAATATAGATGCAGGAACATTTAAATTATATGGGGTTTCATAGTGTCAATTGTAACTTATAACAATAGAAGCATTGCAAATATCTCAGCTATACCTGGGGCAGCCGAATCATTAACACATATTAAAACTTTAACTGCAAGTAGTAGTTCTACATTATCTTTTGTAGATGGTAGTAGTGATGTAGTGTTAGATTCTACTTATCCTATTTATTTATTTAAATTTATTAATATACACCCAGCAACAAATAATGTTACTTTTGATTTTCAAGGTAGCACAAATACTGGAAGTGCGTATGGTGTAACTATGACCACAACAAGTTTTGAGGCATATCATGATGAAGGTGATAGTGCTACAACTCTTGGATATTCTACTGCGTCTGATTTAGCACAGTCGACAGGTTTTCAAGATTTAACTGGTGGAATAGGTAATGGAAATGATGAATCTGGAAGTGGGCAGATATTTCTATTTAACCCATCATCAACCACGTTTGTAAAACATTTTATTTCAACTGGGCAATTTTATTATTCAGATGACTATTCAATTCAAAGATTTAATGCTGGATATTTTAATACGACATCTGCAATTGATGCAATTCAATTTAAAATGTCTAGCGGTAACATAGATGCAGGCACTATAAAACTCTACGGAATAAAGGATTCATAATGAGCATAGTTACACTTAATGATAGAGCAGTTAGATCGGTTACAACCTTTGGGTCTTTGAATACTGGATCTATGGTGTTTATTAAAAAGTTGACTGCTAGTTCTAGTAGTACACTAAGTTTTGTAAACGGAACATCAGATGTAGTATTAGATTCTACTTATAAAGAATATTTATTTACTTTTAAAAATATACATCCAAATCCAAGTGGAAATGAACATTTTTTATTTAATTTTTCTACAGACTCTGGAAGTAATTACAATGTAACTAAAACAAGTTCAGCTTTTCATTCCAGACATGATGAAGGTAATAGTGATACGACTTTATCTTATTCTACTTCATCTGATTTAGCACAAAGCACAGCATTTCAACAATTAACAACAGAGGTAACTTTTCCAATTGCTACAAATGCTGACGAACATTTATGTGGAACACTTCACTTATTTAATCCTAGTAGCACGACTTTTGTTAAACATTTTATCAGTGAAACACTTAATTATTCGTCTACTTATTCGACAAGTAATTTTATTGCTGGATATGGAAATACTACAAGTGCGGTAGATGCTGTTCAATTTAAAATGACATCAAGCAACATAGACGCTGGAGATATTTGCCTTTACGGAATAAATTAAAAATGGTACATAAAATATAAGGAAAAAACTATGCCAAGATATCATAATATAAACGGTAACAAAGTACAGTTTACAGCTGAAGAAGAAGCAGCTAGAGACGCTGAAGAAAAAGCATGGGCAGATGCAGCCCCTGCTAGAGCTTTAGCTAATCTTAGAGCTAAAAGAAATAGACTTCTTGCTGAAACTGATTATTATGCTTTATCTGATGTAACCATGTCAGATGACATGAAGACATACAGACAAAATCTTAGAGACTTGCCTGCAGGTAAAGATACTGTAGAAAAATGTGAAAATGCAACTTGGCCAACTAAACCATAGGGTAAATTATTATGTTGCAAAAAGTAAAATTTGCGCCAGGGTTTAACAAACAAGTTACATCGACAGGTGGTGAGAGTCAGTGGGTAAATGGTGATAATGTCCGTTTTAGATATGGCACACCAGAAAAAATAGGCGGTTGGTCACAATTAGGATCTGTTCAGATAACCGGTAGAGCAACAGCTATTCATCACTTTGTAAATACATCAGGTATTAAGTATGCTATTTTAGGAACTAACAGAATTTTGTATGCATACTCTGGTGGTATATTTTATGATATACATCCCATTAAAGCTACTACAACTTTAACAAGTGCGTTTAGCACCACTAACGGATCAAAGACTGTAACTTTAACTTTCTCATCAGCACATAATATAAATAAATTTGATATTATATTATTAGATAGTTTTACTGCTATAACCAACTCTGGTTTCACATCTACTAATTTTGATGACAAAAAATTTATGGTAACATCAATACCAACAGATACTACACTTACAATAGAGATGGAATCCAATGAGTCTGGATCTGGTGCATCCACATCTGGTGGTATTAGAGTTAAACATTACTACCCTGTAGGACCAGCTGTTGAGGTTGCATCTACAGGTTGGAGTCTTGGATCATGGGGCGGGCAACAAGCAGGTCAATTTACATCCACACTATCATCA